CAGCAGCGAGATACAGGTCTTTGGCTCGCTGGGTTCGGATAGCACCACGAGCTTCACGGTACTGTCGACAGCCAGGACGCGGCAGCTGCTGCTGAGCCGAGGCAAGCGTGAGGTCTTGGACCCGGGCAACCGCAATCAGCCAGTGCGCATGCTCGACTACATACCGCCTGACCCTGGCTCTGTGACCATTCCTGTGCTTGACCCGAGCCTGTTTACGGTCGGTGGCTTCTACCGCGTGCAGAACACGGTGTTTGAGATAACCAGCAACAGCCCTACGTTGGTCGGTGTCCGAGTGCAGGGGTGCGCGCCTGTGCCCATCCCGATGGCTCAAGAGTCGGCAGGCGTGCTGATTGGCTCAATCATCTACGACTTGAACAACGGCAACCCTCTTGGCGGCTGCGAGCAGCTGCCGGTGGTCATCGAGACGGTGGACCTCGACAGCAACGCACCAGAGGTCATCTTCCGAGGCTTCATCAACAAGGTGAGCAACGACACCTCGAGCGGGCAGCAGAACCTCATCAAGGTCGATTGCTCGAGCCTGATGGCCTACGTCAAAGCCGCTCCGTTTGTGCCTGCATGGGGCGATGTGTCCGTCACACTCAAACAGCCCATCGGCACGATTGTTGAAATCGAGGGTGCTGAGAGTCTCCAGCAGGCGTATATTGAGACAAGCTACAACAGCCAGCTCTACGGCCCTCTCTACAACCCTTTTTCGCCTGTCACAGGGGCAACGGTGTCGACGCTATGGCAGGTCAGGCAAGAGGGCTTTGGCGGCATCGGCCTAGCTGATGTTACGACTTCGGTGGGCAAAGTGGTCATCTCGGGCCAGTACGGGATTGCCTACTCCGGCACGGCGACCGTCAGAGACAACGGCTACCGCATGGTGTTTAGCGACGGCTATTACGCCGACGGCAACCTAGGGCCAACGCTCGGCTTCGGCGTGAACATTGAGCCGTATGATGACGGGAGGACTCAATACTATAATATTGCACGATGGCGCAACCGAGTGCAGAATGCGCAGCCCGGCATACGGGGCGAGAACTGCATTGAGGCATTCAACCTTGCTAGCCTCATCATCGACCTGCTGATGGGCACCTACAACACAGATACGACCTTTGCGACTGGTGCGAGGTCAGCAAGCGAGGCGGCATGGCTGCCGTTCCCCGTTGCCAGCTGGACTGACCTCATCGACGCATCGAGCCTCAATGCGGTGGCTATCGGCCTAGGTACCCCGGATGTGCCCATCATCAACGCCTATGGCAGCATCACGCTCGATGACGGCTACTCGACGGTGCTGCCGTACCAGCATACCTCGGTCAAGACGGTTGGAGAGGTGCTCGACCAGATACTCAAGCGCCTTGCGGCCTACATGGTCTACGACAAGGGCAAGTTCTATTTTGGCACATGGGCAGGAGCTCGGCAGAGGCCAACCTTGGTCAACGACTCGGCCTTGTCGGACCCCAGCATCAGGCTGACCTTTGACAGAGGCATGAGCATCATGCGCGTCAACGCCCAGTACTGCACCGACATGACCGACAAGGCCATCACTCAAGAGGTGCCCTTTCAGAACTCAGACCTTGCCAACTCTGGCCTAGGCAAGACCACGACAGTGGGTCATTGGCAGACCGTGTTTCGAGCTCCCGACTCGCCAGATTGGAGCCGCAGCAAGATGCTCGCCAACGCCTTTGGCCTCATCATGCGGTACAGCCAGAGCGCAGCTCGCGTGGACCTGTCGCTGCGTGACTCGGTCAACGACCTAAGCATCGGGCAGGAGATAGCCCTCTCGAGCGACTACATCGTCAACAGCTCTGGCGGCATGGGCATCTCGCTGCTCACCGGCTATGTGCTCAAGGCAGCGCGCTCCTGGTCGACACCGACGACGGCTTACACCATCATCCTTCCCGGCTACCTGTCGCCTACTGCGAAGGTGTCGGTGTGGTCCTGCTCGGCCCGCGTCGACGATAACCCAGGTGGTGATTTCATTCAAGTCGAGGCCAACGCCTTCACGGCACCGCCTCTGATTGCATCGCCTGGTGCACCTGCTACCGACGCGGCAGCCTTCCAGCTCACGCATGACATCATTGGCAACTGGTACGATGTGCAGCTGCTCGACCAGTATGGCACCTTCAAGTACCAGGGCGCGCTCGTGGGCGTGGATGTGCCTGGCAACCGTCTTGAGCTACCGGGCTTCGAGGACTACGCAGCGTCTGGCGACATCATCGTGCTGGCGCCTGCGAATACCTTTGGTGGTGCTGACCACGCTGCTATCTGGGACGTATTCCAAGCCGATAGCAACGGGCAGGTGGCTGGCTCGGTTGGTTATGCTCGAACGTGGGTGCGCTGATGGGATGGTTCAAGCTTGACGACACACTGACGCTGTTTGATGAGCCTCTCTCGGCTTTCCTAGGCTACGGCCTCACGCGCAATGTAAACGCCTACCCCTCTGCCTTGCGCAGGCTTGGCACCTTTGCCTACCCGACGACCTCGGCCGGCGCTGCCAAGGTCAAGTGGGCATCGTACTGGGAGCCTCGAGGCACCGTGCTCACGGTCGATGTTGGCATCAACGCAACCGACTTTGTGTTCAACGTGTTCTACAAGACGACCAATGCGGCCATCGGCGGCAAGCTCTATTTGCGGCACCTCGACAGCGGTGCCCAGGTGCTGCTCAACATTGCCGGCACGGCCTCTCCAACCTCAGTGGAGATACCGTTCACCACTACCCAGCCGCTCTCTGGCTTGCAGGGCTTCATGGTCGGCTTCCAGAGTGATGTGAGCGAAGATGGGGTAGGCTCGGTCGAGATTGATGGCGCGGTGGGCAATCAAGTGTTCTGTTCGCCAGCCGGGAGTGCATACCCGTTCACGTTGGCGCCTGGCTACTATGAGGCGCATCACCTGCTCAAGTTCGACCCGGTTGAAACTCGGCCAGCACCAAGAGGTCGGGCGCTGCTCAACTACCAGGTGTGTGCCTTTCGCCATAACACGAATGCCGAGCGGCCACCTCATGGCGTGCTGCTCATCTGGCCTGAGATTGAGATACAGCCGGCCATCCTGCCTACCGATAGCAGCACGAGTGGCGGTGACAAAATCTTGGCTGACATCTACGAGCTCGGTCGGCTCGAGCTGTTTAGCATCACGGTTGAGGTTGCCCGGGCCTTGGACCAAGGGTTGCTCGCGCCCCTTGCCTACCAGCAGACGACCATCATCAACGGCCTCAACAATCAAATCAACGCCTCGATGATGGAGCTGCAGCCTGATGCAGGCAGTCTGCTTACGAGCGACGGCTACCTCGGCTGCGTCCTGCCTGCTGGTCAGGAGGCCACATTTGCCTTCTTCATCCAGGTCGACGACTCGGTGCAGCAGCTGCTGGTCAGCTTTCAATGCGTCACATTCAATGGCGACCAGACTACCAGCCCCGACATCACCTTTGGCGTGCGAGATGACTTGGGCACGGCGATTGGCTCCGACATCACCTACACTGAGGTCTCTGTGCCTCGATTCAGCGGGCAACCCACTCGCTCAAGTCGTTCTGGCACCACGGTCTACATGAACGGTGTCCTGGCAGGTGACGCGAACTGGGGCATGCGCGATGCGATGTTGGATAGAGAGGCCGCCAAGAGCACGCCGGTGCGCTTCACATGGGGACCTAATGTCGCAGGCGACTTCGCACGCGGCTCAAACGGCTCGACCGACACCGTCTACTACGGCACCATCACGGCCACCTCTGACCTGTACATCTTTGGCTTCAACTGCAGGGTGCTCTGATGGCGTTTACTGTACCAAATGCAGAGCCAGCGAGGGCAAGAGGTCTTGCTGCCGGTGACACCATCGAGGCACCAAGCATGGAGGACCTGCTCCTGCGTGACCGTTTCCTCTTTGCCACGCGCCGACGCCTGATTGCCAGCCTGCACAAGGTGACGACAACCGCCTCGACATCGTACCAGGTAGCCTATGGCTTCAAGGCCAAGCTGCTGCCGACCTCTACTGGCACGCTCATCTTTGGCTTTGTTACCACCGGCGACGCCAGCGTGCGAGTCACAGCAGGCGCGTCGACGGCCACCGTCACTACTGGCGCTGCTAACTCTAGAATCGGTGTCGTGACTGGCGTGTCAGTTGGCTCTTGGTTTGGGGTCACGGTTGAGGTAAAGAGCAACACCGGCGCGCCACTGACCATCAAAGGCATCTACATTGCCGAGATAGTCTTGACTGATGTCGACCTCCCGTAACCCCCGCACGAGACCATGAGCCTACACCTTCTCTCAAGCCTCTTCTCTGAGCTCAAGCACTGCCGCTCGTACCCTACACGCGACGGCATCGTTGTCGTCACGCCGGGCAACATGCACATCGAGGTTGTGACTAAGTTCTTTGATGAGCCAGCGGTGCTTGCGGCTCTTGAGTCTATCGTCTCCTCGATGCAGGAGCGCGTCACGCTGGCTGGCCGGCCCCTTGTCGTGGTCGAGACACCGACCTCGAGCGGCATCACCTGGGACTTCAAGGAGGAGCAGCCAAAGGATGTGCTCATCGGCAAGGTGACCAACCTCGAGCAGCCAGGCTGGCTCAAGGACAAGATGGCAGCCAAGGCTGCGCTCGCTGCCGACATCGCCAAGCTCGAGTCTGTACCAGTAGCCACCAAGGCCAAGCGCGGCCGACCCAAGAAGGACTAACCCATGAGCGACGCAGCAGTGGCCTACAACAGCAGCAAAGCAGGGGTGCTCTGGCAGGTGGCCGACCTACCCAGCCCGCTGTGTACGCTCAACCCTTCTGACCCCGTTTTTGCCGCTGCTGTGCGCACTCTGCAAGCGCAGCATGGCGTGCCTGCCGACGGCAAGCTCGGACCGGGCACGCTCGCTGCTCTCAAGGCACCGCCGGAACCTATCGCACCGCCTGCACCGCCTCTCAACTACACCGAGGCTGCTCTGGCTCTCATCGCTACCGCCACGGCCGAGGCCAACAAGGGCGTGCGAGAGGTCGGTAAGAACGCAGGCCCCGACGTCGAGAAGTACCTTCACTGCCTCGGCATGACCAAGGGCTCGCCTTGGTGCGCTGCCTTCGTGAGCTGGTGCGTCATGACCAGCCGAGGACTCGCCAAGCCGCCTAAGTGGTGCTCTGGCTCGGCCGTCTCGCTCTATCAGATGAGCGGCAAGAAGGCCGTCAGGGTCACGCCTCTCGATGTCGGCTATCAGGGCTGGGTCAAGCCAGGCTACATCTGGTCACGAGCTCAGGACCCTGCGGCAGCCTCGGCAGCTCGCAAGGGCGTCTGGTGCCAAGGTCACACCGGCATCGTGGTTGCCGTCGATGCGGTTGGCTTCCACACCATCGAGGGCAACACCAACGCAGCCGGGAGTCGCGAGGGCGACGGCGTGTACCGCAAGACGCACAAGTGGTCCGACGCTGAGCTCATCAACAAGACGGTCGGCTGGTTCGACCCTGCAACAGTCTAGGAGGCAACGTGCTCAAGTTCACACACAGCAAAGGTGGCCTCAACTGGGGCCTCGTGTTCGGTGGCCTTGTCGGCACCGTCGTGCCCGTTGTCGTTACAGCTGCAACAGGCGGCTTTGGTGCGGTGACCATCCCGATGTGGGTTGCCCTTGCCAGTGGTGTCTCGGCCCTCGCGGCCGGCAATGTCGAGGTCAAGACCAAGGTTGAGCGGGCTCTCGATGCCGACGCAGCCAAGACCTCGGTTGACACCCATGGCGAATGAGCGCACCGGCTCTGTAGAGGCGATTGCTGCCAAGGCTGTGGTGGGCTTGCCTACCATGTGGCGCATCGTCACCGTCATCGGCTCGCTGGCCTCGACCATCATCCTCTTGCTTGGCACCTTTGCCTTCAACATGATGCGCGAAGAGTGGAACGAGCTGCGGGCCGAGGTCAAAGAGATGCGCCATCGCATTGACGAGATGCCCGACGGCGCGACCCTCAACAGGCTGGCCGACGATGTCCAGGACCTCAGCAAGCGCGTTGGTCGGCTCGAGACTCAAATCAACAACTGGGACGAGTAGCCATGATTGAGCAAGACCCAGCTGTCACCCTGTCTGATGCTCTGACTCGTGCTGCGATTGCCGAGGCCGAGGTGGCGCGTCTCAACAAGGGCATCGCGCTCGAGATAGCAGCTGCTGACCGTCGCTCGACGCGCAAGCTCGACATGCTCAAGGTCATCTTCACCGGCATCAGCACGCTCATGCTGTTCCTCGGCCTGCTCACGCTGGTCAACTGGTATGTGCCAGGCAGCGTCGATGCAGACGGCATCTGGACATCCTACTTCCAGATGAGCAAGGACCTGCTGTTGGTCATGACCGGCATCCTTGGCTCGGCCATGGCATCGGTGTTTGACAGCCGCAGCAGCAGTGCGCGGGCATCAGACAGAGGCGAGCAGCCTACCGAGCAGCCGCCTGCTTAGACTTATGGTGTGGCCGGCTTGTCACGGATGCGGGTCCTCACGGGGGCCGGTCACACCACCCTAATCTGCCTTTAGGTGCTGCCATGTTTGACCATTGGGCAGCTGCACGTTGGGACCGAACCAGTCGGTGGCGATGCGAACCTCGACAAAGCCGTTGGCGACCTCGAGCTCTGGCTTATGGCCCTCATTGTCGATGCCGTTGACCATCATCTGCACACCGTCTGGCGTGCGTCTGATGACACCAAATGCGCAGCCGAGGGCGCGAGCTGCTACCGTACCAGCAGCCCACTCGGCAGCGTCGATGCAGAGGTCGCCTGTGCCCGGGCTCATGCACTCGTAGACCTTGACCAAGATGAAGTGGTCACGACTGGTGCCCCGCTTGGTCAGGATGAAGTCGGCAAACGGCTGCGAGGCCACCGACCAGGCATAGCCAGTCGATGCAGCTGCGGTGCGCACCATCACCTCACGCCGGTACTCAATCGGGTCTCGCTTGTAGGATGGGGTGCTCATTGTCTGGCTTTCCTTGCGTGGTAGTAGGCTCGGTCCTTGATGCGCTGCTGCTCGAGGTAGGCTGCACGCAGGGCAGGGTCGGCCTCGCGCTTGGCCTTGCACTTGGCATGCCAACGCTTGGTGTACTCCTTGCAGGCTGCTCGACGTGCTGCTGTCTTGACCTTGGCAACCTTAGCCACCTTCTCGGCAGCTGCATCATCCTCGAGGCGCTTGGCCTCTACAACGGCTGTGATGCGGGCGATAGCATCAGCCCGCTGCTCTGGTGTCAACTGCCGCATCAGTTCGCCTTACCTGCCGCACGACGGTTGAGCTTGTAGGCCTTGTTCATCTCCTTGCGGCGCTGCAACCGCTCCTCTGGCGTCATCGCCTCAAGAGCCAGGCGCTTGGCTGCCATGGGGTTGATGACGGCTCTGGCCTCGGCTGACGTGGTCTCGTCGATGTTGCCGCGCCGCTTCTCACGCTTGATGATGACGGCCGACCGGGCATGAATGATGCGCCGCTCCATCCACTTATAGAGGTAGTCGGGGTCTTGGTTCACATGGTCCATGAGTGTCTGCTCGACGACCACCATCTGCGCAGCCTCGGTCTCTGGCGTTATCGGCTTGCCACTGGTGCGAGCGTACCGCTTCCATGCTCCGAGCCGGTCTTGCAGCGCGTGCTTGAGGATGATGTGCAGAGGGGTTGCCCTCGCCTCCTCCTCGGCCGAGATTAGCTCCTTGGTCGGAGCGAGGTTGAGTGCCGCTACCTCGACCTTTGGACGGCCTCGCTTGGCAGGTGGCTTTGGCTCGACGACAGGGGCAGGCGGTGCAGCTGCAAGCCGCTTTGCCTTCTCGGCATCACGACGCGCTTGAGACTGCTCACGCTTGCGCTTGAGGTCGGCCTGCTCACGCTCGGCTAGGCTCATGCCACGCTTGGCGGCAACGGCCTTGTCTCGCAGGTCCTTGAGCCGCTTCTGCTCGGCCTCCTTCTTGGCTGCCTTGGCAAGCACCCGGTTGGCTCTGGCGATGTTCCGCGCCTTCTCCTCCTCGGTGAGCTGGGGCAGGAGCTCGACCTCAATCTCACGCATGCGCCGCTGCTTCTCCTCGAGCTCCTCCTTGCGGCGCTGCTCCTTGG